GCGCTCCAGACGCCGCCGCTCATGATGCGGACATACTTCGCGTGCGCGGGATCGGTGAGGTCGCGCGCCTCGATCACCATGTTGCTGGCGTCGGCGGCATAGCAGATGCCGGCGAAGGCATTGCCCGCGACAGGCGCGCCGGTTGCCGTCGTCGCGGCGTAGAACGAGCCTGGCACGAACGGATCGCTGTCGAAATTGGTGATGACCTGTTTGGACTTCTCGGCCAGGAGATTTTGCAGCGCCTGGTCCGCCGACGACGCACCCGTGCCGCCGGCAACGATCGGCCGCGGCGTATTGAGATCCTGTTCGACGTCGGCGACGTTGGCGTTGTACTTGCTCGACTCGATCGTGGTGTCGGTGATCGCGTCGGTGCCAGGCGGGCGATGGTAGATGTTCGAGCCGTCACGGGGCATTGCTCGATCCTTTACTGGCGATTCGGCGAAACATAAATGCGCGGGCCTTGTAGGCCGGCGGCAATGCGTTCAGCCTCGCGCTGGCGTTCATAGGCGGCGCGATCGGCCTGGTTCTGCGCGATGACCGACGGCTGCGTCGTAGCTTGCTGCGTCAAGGCCTGGGCGATGACGTCGCGCGCGTTTTGGGGCAGGGCCTGGTTGCCGAGATAGGCCTGAGCAGGACGCGAGATGGCCATGCGCGACAATACGTGCGGCGCCATAGCGCCGACCAGGCCGCCAACCGGCCCGCCCAGCACCATGCCGGCGAGGCCGCCGGTACCTGAGCTCACGGCCGACGGCAGGTTGAATAGGGTTTGCCAGCCCAGGCGTGCAGCCGTGCCGGAATTCGGCGGCTGCTTCATCACAGTGGTGGCGGCCTTCGTTAGTTGATCCAGGTCGCCACTCTGCGCGGCATACTGGCCGCTGCGACCGGCGCGCACGGTCTGGGCCACGGCCTGCGGTGACAGGTTATCGCCGGCCCGCGCCACGGCGCCTTCGATCTGTTTCATGTTGCCCCAGCGGGCATTGTTGCGCGCCCAGGCGGCGGCCTCTGCTGGCAACAGGCCACGTTGCATGGCTGCGTCGAGCGCGCTGCGCATGTCCTTGAGTGCTCCGGCCAGGTACGGCTGATTAGCCTCGAGGCCGCGCGCATTGGTGCCCAGCTGCGAGCGGAGCGCCTGGTACTCGGCGCCTGGCATGGCGCCCTGGCCAGCGATCAGTTTGTCGACAATGTCGTTTCTGATCTGCTCGATATCGCGCGCGCCGCCGGCACGCTGCGACGGTAGCACGTTGGTCTCGTAGCGGGTCTGCGCCGCCATGAGATCGCGCTGCAGCCGCGGGTCCGAAACCATGTCGTTTTGCGACAGCCGCGTGTACTCGTCCGACAGCGACTGCTTGCCTTCGCGCACCACGCGCGGGTCCGGCAGGTTGACATCTTGAGGTACGCCACGCCGCGACAGTTGGCTACGATCGAACACGCGATCTGTCACCGCGCGATCGAAGGCGTTGGCCTGGTTGCCCTGCAATTCAGCCGCCTTACTCGCGGAGAACGGCATGTCGGCGGCGTTGCTCTCGAGCCATTGCAGTGCTTTGGAGCCGGTGCGCTGACTGGCGGTCAGCGGAATGTTGGCGTTATCGAGCACGTCAACCGCGGCCTGGCGCGCGGCACTGGCAGGCGCCGCAGGCGTGATCAGCTTGGCGCCGCCGACGCCGCCGGCCAGGCCGGCGATGCCGCGGGCCCATGGCTCGGCCGCCGTGCCCTTGGTGAACTGTCCGGCGGTCTCTGAGGCAAGCGCGGGGAGGACCGTGTTAACGGCCCTGGCCGCGAGACTGCCGCCGCCAGGGATCGCCGCTGCGGGTGCAAATTCAGCAAGGGTGGAGGCGTACTGGCCCGGCACCGTGTGGGGCTGGTAGAATTCACCGGTATGGCTCTCGATCGCCTTCTGCACATCGGCCGCATTGGGACCGCTGAACAGACTTAGGCCCGGTGCCACGTAGCCGGCCTTGCGCACCAGGTCGGCGCCGGTATCGATCGTGCTCTCCGGCACGCCCAATTTGGTCAGGCCGGCGCGGGTCAGATCGCCGGCCGTGCCAAACGTGCCCAGCAGGCCCGCCACGCCGCGGCCAAGGCCGCCCACCGCGCCCTTGCCAATGTCGGCATAGTCCAGCCCGCCGTCAGCGGACGCGCCAGCGGGCGCCGCAGGCTCAGCAATCGGGTTGGCATAATCTTCCCACGGGCGCTCGTCGCTCACCTGACGGCCCTCCAGCTGCCGGGCAGCGCCGGGTTGCCGCCCAGGTAGACCATGTTGCCGCGGCGCTCACCGATATCGGGCGCGACAGATGCGTTGTCGCCGTTGAGGCGCCAGGCCGTGACCGGCGCATTGACCTTGCGCTGGGTGGTCTCGAGATCGGTGCGCAGCGCGCTCTCGAAATCGTTCATCGCCTTGTCGAAGTCTTGCTTGGTCTGCGCTGTCGCCAGGCGCGCCTGCGCGGCCTCGGCCTTGCCGCCCTCGACCTCGGTAATGGAGCCGCCGCCTTTGAGTTGGGAGTAGGCCGCCAGGAAGTTTTTGCCGGCGATCTGATCCATGATCTTGCCGAAGCCATAGGCCGCCGTGCCCGGCATCTTCTTGGCAATCTCACTGGTGGCACCGACGCCCCATTCGCGGCCGGGGTGCTCGCGCGCCAGCTTGAGTGTCGCCAACGCCTCATTGAACTGCGGCACGGCCTTCTCGACGGCATCAACAGCCTTGGCCATGTTCGGGGCCTGGAGCTCGCTCCACTTCTGCACGGTGACGCCGGGCGGCGTGGGCGGCGGCGTCGGAATGCCAGTACGCTGCGGGCTTGCAGGCGTACCCAGGCGCGGATCGTTGTCACCGGGCGCAGCTGCGGCCGGCGTCGGTGGCACGATGCCCTGCTGTTCTTTCTGATAGGCCGCATCGGCCTGGCGGCGCGCGATCAGACGCTCCGGCGAACTGTCCCAGCGCCCGCGCTCGTATTTGTAGATCTCCATTTTCTGGTTGTAGACGGCCAGCGCATTGGCCTGCTCCTGCTGATATAGGCGCGTCAGCCGATCGCGCTGCATCGGATCTCCGACCACGCCCAGCGCCTTCTCGATCGCCTGCATACGCGGCGTCGGGGCCGGGGCCGGGGGCGGCACGGGCTCGGCGGTCGGCTCACGCGGTTCAGGGATCGGCCTGGCCGTGGTGGGCGGCGGCGCCTGCTGGATCGGGGGCACGATCGGCGGCGCCTGCTGGATCCCGGAGGCGGCCGGCGGGATTGCGGCCGGAACGGCCGGCGCGGCGGCCTGCGGAGGCGCCACAGGCGGCGGCGCGACACGGTTGGTCAGTTGCGAGGTGATGGCGTCGCGCGCATTGGCGGGCCCCGCAGCGGGCTGGGCGGGGGCGGGCGCGATCGGGGGCCGTGGCATCCCGATCGGCGGCGCATCGCTGGCCGTGCCAGGTGGCAGGCCATTGAACGCGATCGGCGGGCCGGCGGGCAGGTTGCTCGAGATCGGCGGCGCCAGGGCGACGCTGGCATTGACGTCGGCCAGGGACGGCTGCGGGCCAGACGCTACGGCCGGCGCGGGTGGCGTGACCGGCGGCGTAGCATTGTCAGCGGTGACACTGCTGTCAGCAGTGTCGGGCTCCGCAAAGGACGTTCGTGTGGCCGCTGGCGGAGTGGCGGGCGGGGCTGTGGGCGTATCGACACCGCGCATCACCTCGGCGTCCTGAGCGGCCTTGGCCGCCTCCATTGCGTCCAGCCTCGACATATAGCCACGTTGCCCGATCGCGTCGCCGATCGCAGTCAGACCCTCGCCGACATTCTTCGGAAAGCGACTTTGCTGCGACATCATCGCCGCCGCGATCTTGCGGCGGGTCTGCAGCTGCTCATAGGTCGGGATCGCGCTGCCGGGCTTCGGGGTCGCGTTGAACAGAAACGACAGCGGGTTGTCGAATTCGAGTGCCATCACGCCGCCCTCAGGATGCTACCCATCACGCGCCTGGTGTCGATGTGCTTGACGCCGCCGATCTCCTTGACCGCACCGCGGTCCAATTTCTCGACGTCCTGCGCCATCGGGCCGACGTGGCGCGTGCCAGTGGGATCGGCCTTGTAGCTGTACTCAAAGATCGGGAGCTCGCGCCGCGGCGTCTCGTCGTGGTCGACATCGGTTGCGAACACGGTGCCGAGACGCACCACGTTGTCCTTGACCCGCTCGTCCGACGCCTTCAGTGCGCCAGCACCAAGCCCCAGCACGCCACCCATCAGCGCGTTGTACTGCGACATTTGCTGCGTGTAGTTCTGTTGCTGCTGATTGAAATTCTGATTGATCAGGCCCGCGATGTCGGTGGTCGGGATCTGCGCGCCGGGCGTGTTGATGAAATTGGGCTGCTGCACCTGCGAGCCTGACATCAGCGAGGTAATCTCGTTGATCGGCTGATTGCGCTGCGCGTACTGCTCCTGCATGTACTGATTGCGCGCGGCCTGGGCGGCGTTGAACGCAGCCTGCTGCTGCTGCTGCTGCTGCAGCAGGCCGGCATTGCCGAACGTTGCCCGTGCGGCGTTCTGGGAATATTGCTGCGCCTGCGCCTCGTTGGCGAATGTGCCCATGCCCAGCTGCTGCTGGTAGCCCTGCTGCTGCGCGGCGTTCTGGAAGGCGGCCTGCTGCGCGGCCTCCTGATCCATCCGCTGCTGCTCCTGGCCCGCCTGCGAGATCGCGCCCCAGCGCGCGTCATTCTGCTGTTGTGCGTTGGTGAACATCGCATCGTTGTAGGCTTGCGAGCCGTAACGGATGCCCTGGTCGGCCAGCTGCTGCTGCAGCGCCTGCTGCTGGATCTGCAGCTGCGGGTTCATGCGCGCCATCAGCGCGTCCTGCACCTTCTGCCGATCGGCGGAATAGTCGTCGCCGCCGCCGTAGCTCTGGGTGATGTCACCGACCGGCCCAATCGAGCTCTGGATCGGGCCGCCAGGATCGTAGGACGTTGCAGCTGCAGGCAGCGAGCCGATCGACGAAGCGTCGCCGGCCGACGGCGCGCCGGACAGATCCATGCTGTTCGACAACAGGCCCGCGATCTTGCCTGATTGCGCATTCGCCATGCCGGCCAGATTGTACTGCGCGGCCTGGGTCTGGCTCTGGATCGCCTGGCCCTGCGGCGACAGCGTCTGCGTCGCGGTGAACTGCGGAATGTTGTAGGTCGAGCCCGTGGTCGGGTCCGTCCAGGAGTAAGTGTTGGTCTGATTGTAGCGCAGCGAGCCGTTCGGCGTGTCCTGGTTGATGTTGCCAAGGAAGGCGTTGGCGACAGCCGTCGAGACATTGGTGCCCGTTGCCGCGCGCGCCGTGTCGGTTGGATTAGGAGGCGTCGGTGCGTCGGGCTTGCCCATGGCAAATCGCTCCTCAATAGTTCTGCGGCGGCGGCATCGCGCCTGGCAGGATGTTCTGCGGGTTCGCCGGCATCCCTTGCGGCATCGCCGGCATCCCTTGCGGCGTGCCAGTCGCCATCTGCATCGGCTGCGGTGGCGCCGCGCCCGTCAGCGGCATCGCTGGCGGTGGCATGCCCGGTGTCGGCGCGCCCTGTGGCGGCGCACCTGGTGGCATCGCTTGCGGCAGCTGCGGGATCGGGCCTTGCCCACCCATTGCACCAGACAGCTGTGTGCCAGGCAGCTGCGGCGGCGGCCTGGCGATCTGCATCAGCGCGCTGGCAATGTTGTTGCGCTGGCTGTTGGCGGCCTGGGTGATTGGCTGGGGCTGATTGTACGGCATCAGGCGGCCTCTTCTTCGATCTGGGCCGGCTCGAGATGGTGCTTGAACCGGCGGTTAAATCGGTTGTTCTCCCAATCCTCGCGCGTCAGCATGCAAATAACGCCATCGCGATCGCGGCCGAACAGGCGCGGGATCTCGACGAACGAGTAGCCGTAGGCGGCCAGGATGCCGAGAATGTGCGTGTAGTCCGCCGGCACGCGCTGGATCAGCATCTGACAGCCGCACTGGTGGAACGGGTATTGATAGATTCGCTTCAAGGTCTCGCGCGTCAGCCAGTGCGAACCAGGCAGCGACGCGCCCGACATCTCGATGATGCCGGCCTCGGGATCCCAGTTGTGATAGACGCAGCCGAAGATCAGCGTGCCGTTCTCGTCAATCACGCCGATCGCCTTCGCGTTCGGCCCAAAGCCGCGCCGGCAATGCGGGATCAGGCTCGCGGCGAATTGCGCGACGATCTCATCGTGGCCATAGACGTAGTCGAGCATCACCAACCACCGCCTCCACCGCCTTCACCGCCGCCTTCGCCACCTTCGCCGCCATCACCGCCGGAGGCGCCACCGCCGCCTTCACTGCCTTCGCCATCGCCAGCATCGGCTCCGCTGCCACCCTGGTTACCTTGACCACCTTCGCTGCCTTCGCCCGTGTCGCCGGCCGTGCCTGGCGCACCATCAGCGGCCTCGCCAGCGGAGCCAAGAGAGCCGGCTGACGTAGCGTCGCCAACAGTGCCGCCGAAGGCGCCGGTACCACTGACGCTGCCGTCAGCGTTGACGCCGGCCACGCCTTCGGCCCCGAAGCCAAAACCATCATCCGTGCCCGCACCAGGCGCGCCAACCGTGGCGGTGCCGGTGCCGGACGAGGGAGCGCCAAATCCCGACGGACCAAACCCGCCCAGACCTGGCCCCATGCCAGGTGAACCTGCAACGGCGCCGATCCCGGTCGCACCCTGCGCGGCCGAGATGCCGGCATTGCCGATCGTGCCGACGCCACTGGTGCCGGTCGTGCCCACGTCGGCGAAGCCCTGCGCCACGGCATCGTTGGCGCTGATGCCGGGCGTCCCGAAAGCCGACAGCCCCTCCGCGAGTGATGCATTGGCCGCCGCCATCTGAGCCGCGGTCGGCGAGGATGGCGCCGCATCTGGTGCAGTCGGTGCTTCAGGCGCCTGCGGTGCCTCCGGTGCAGTCGGTGCTTCAGGCGTGGCGTGCGTGGGGGCCAGACTCGTGACCGTGGTGGTGACGCCATGCGCGGGCGTCCCGTCAGGGTTCATGAACCCTTCGTCAATCGCCTGCTGATTGGCCGCTGCGAGCGCAGCAGCGTCCTGTTCTGCGGTAGGTTCACCCTCAGGTGTCGCAGGCGTCGTCGCTGATGATGTGGTCGTAGCAGGCGTGCCGACGGTGGCGGCGGGCGTCCCGGTATCTTGGTCAGCGCTGCTGGTTGTGCCACCGGAAACACTGCCTGCTCCGATAGATCCACTCTCGCCGCCAATACCAGGACCAGCCCCAGTCAAGACCTGATTGACCAGCGCTGAGGTAATGGCGTCACGACCAGGGTTTGAACTCGTCGTGAGCGACGCTGGCTGCTTGTAAATATCTGCGGCCGGTGGCGTCTTCAGATGCAGCGCATTCCAGCGCGCCGCCGCGGCCTCCGCGATCGGATCGCCATGAATGTAGGCGGGCGCGAACAGGCCACCGAGAGAGCCAACATCATCATAACCTTGCGCCATGGCTCGTCCTCACACGTTGACGCCCTTGCGTTCGAACACGGCCGAGATCGTGATCAGGTCCACGTTTGGCTTGGCCTGCTGCGCCACCGTCACCTGGACGACGGGCGCATGCGAAAAACCGGTCAGACCGATCGACACCCAACCGGTATTGCGTGGCACCGGACGCTGCACGGAGGGTTGGTCCCACTGCGCATAGGCTGCGCGCTCAGCAGGCGTCGGGACGGGCGGCGGTGGTGGTCCCATGTCGGGCCCCCAGAGACCTTGATCCCAAACGTCGAGCACACCGGGGTCCGGGCCGGCGGGCGGTGGCGGCGGGATCGTCACGACATAGTCAGTGCAGGCTGACAGCTGTGGCTGGAACGGCTGAGCAGCCGCGGCGGCAAAACTTGCGCGCGCCTGATACCAGGTGATGGTCTGGCCTGGCGATTGAAACACCTCCCAGCCGCCGACCAGGGTCGCCACGTAAAGTTGGCCATCGTCGTAGCCGGTGCGATCGGCCTGCATCAAGATGCCGTCCTGGGTGCCGAAAAACATATCGTCGCGCAGCATCACGAAGCAGGTGGCGTCGTATCCGACAAAACGAGACCAGGCGCCGGTCGCGGCGTTGACCACCGCGCAATAACGATTGCCAGGCGCACCGCCAGGCCAGGTCACGAAGATCCCGCCATACTGCTCCCAATTGAGCATCGTCCACGACCAGGCGCGCTTGGCGCTCACCTCGTCGCGCCACATCGCCTTGATCGAACGGGTGATGGCGGCGAGCTCGAGCTCCTCGGAGCTCTTGGTAATCGACGCACTGATCGGCACGATGCCGGACACAGTGGCGATCAGGATGTCGCCGCCGAGCGCCATGTGGGCGTTCATGCCCATCGGAGGCGAGACCTGGTAGCGGCCCTCCTGGCGCCAGTTCGAGGCGTTGGTCGGATCACTGCCGGTGAAGATCAGGAGCTCGCCGAGATCGGTGCAGAACACCAGCTTGTCGTCAATGCCGTCGCCGGCATCAATCGACCAGGACGCACACCACAACAGCTTGCCGCCCTTGGTGGCGGCGCCCGACAGCGGTATCATCGAGAGCAGGCCGCCGACCGCATCGAGCGGCAGAAACCAGGCGTTCATGCTCGAGGCTTCGATGAAAAACCATCGGTTGCGATACTTGCAGACGTAGACCAGGTTCTGGCCGTCGACCACATTCGATCCGGCGGGCCCGGTAATGGTCGACGGCTTGCCGGCCGGCGGCACGTAGCCAGCAGAGAGCACTTCCCAGCTGGTGCCGTCATAGCGCAGCGGACTGTCACCATTGTCGTTGACCGCGATCAGAAAATCGCCGCCCTGGTTAGCCATCTGCGAGGCGCAGTAATTGCCGGAGTGCTGGTTGTCCTTGATGAGGTCCGGCACATCGGTGGTGACGTCGTAAAGCTTGGTCGCATTGGCCGCGTACATGCGCTGAACATTGCCAGACGCATAGCGAAAGGCCGAAAGGATCGGCGTCGTCTCCGGCAGCACGCACCATCGCGCGCAGCCGCCACGCAACGAGACGCCGGTCAGCGTCGGCTTCCAGTTGTCGCACACGACGGCGCCACCAGGCTGCATGTAGGCCTGGTTCTCATCGAGCACGAGGCCGCGCGTCGGCGCCGGAAACGAAATTGTCTCCAGATTTTGCGCCAGCTGCTGTGGCACCGTGACGCGTTTGAAATTTTGATACTGGCTCATGGCGTCGGCACCGGCCAGGGATAGGCGGTGCGCGCCGCCAGGGAGATCGATTTGCGGCCGACGATGATCGGCGCCGGGCTGTCGCGGCCCGCCACGGATGCCAGTGCATCGCCGTAGGTGCCGAGATCCTCCTGATACGGTGAGCCCTTGTTGGCCTTCCACTGCCAGATCATGCCGAGTTTAAACACGCGCTCATCGAGCAGGAACGTGTCGGTGTCGGCCGCGAATGTGTTGCCGGTGCCGGAGCTCGTCAGCGCGACGCAATTTTTATCGAGATAGGCAAAGGTTGCGGTGACGCCGGCTCCCATCGCGGGCCAGATCCACATCTGGCCGCCCTGGATCGTCCACTCGCCCCAGGCGTCGACCCAATTGTGGGCGCGGCGCTGCAGCCACTCGTCGAGATCTGGAATGAACCGCATCGGCTGCATCGCCGACGTCGAGCGCCAGACATTGGCAGTCAGCAGCATGCGCTGATAATTCGCCGGCAAATCAAACTGGGTCGTCGCGCCGTCGCCGTTGCATACCTGGACTTTGCGCAGCTTCTGCCAATCGCGAGTGTCGTAGGCGATGCGCTGCGCCATCTCGTTGCCAAGCGCCAGCATCTCCTGCATGGTGCGGTTGTTGGTCAAGTTGCTGAAGATCGACGTGGGTTGAAGCACGCCGACGACCTCACAAACATCCTGCACCACTGACAGCAACGTCATCTCAGGCGGCCTTTCCGGTGGCCTCCATTGCCATCCGCTTCAATTGCTTGCGCGGCAGCGTGCCGACGGGCGTCTTGCCGGTGTTCGAGGTGACGTAGTCGCGCAGCTGCTCGTCGCTCATCTCGTCGAGCTCCTGCTCGGCGCGCTGATGCGACGTCTTCAGCGTCGCCATGTCTTCCTCGAGCACGGCATTGCGGGCGCGCAACGCCTCGAGCTCGGCCAGCATCTGCCTGTTCGGCGCGTTGGCGCGACCGTCCTCGATAAACGCGAGCGCCTGGTTTTTGAAATCGCGACCGTTGGGGCCAAGGTTCTTCAATTCGGCGCCATCGATCGCGGCCAATTGCTCGACCGTGTAAACATTCTGGGCGCGGAGCTCGGCGCGCCGGCCGTCAGTCAAGAATGGCGCGAGCTCGAGCGGTGTGCCGGTCACCGTCTGCGCCGCGCTCGCCTTGAATTGC